ACAGTTGGCGAAGAGATCATGCAGAACCCGGGCCGGGATAGTACCGCTCTGAAGATTGTTGAGATCGATCCAACTACCATATCTGAACTCGGGAAACCCGTCTATCGTGTTGTCCATCGTCGTTTATGGACTGGTGATAAACATATCACTGTCTATGGTGCATTACATGCCCTCGCGCAGACATGGCATCCTTTCCGTATTGTGATCGACGCGACCGGTGTCGGTGAAGGGTTATGGTCTCTCCTGGATAATTCTCTTGGTTCAGATGTTGTGATTCCAGTCAAGTTCACTCCCCAGGTAAAAAGTAATCTGGGTTATGGTTTCCTTGGCATTATCGAGAGTGGACGATATCGTGAGTATGATCCCATGGATGAGACGTTCCGCCTGCAGATGGATAAGTGCAGATCAGAGATTGTCCAGGGTCCGTCGAAGTTGATGCGATGGGAAGTCCCGGATGGTACACGCGACGCTTCCGGTAACCAGGTGCATGACGATGATCTAATTACCGGCGCTTTTTGCCAGGTCTTGGATGGTTTGGATTGGTCCGTCCCCACCCAGCCTCAGATCGTCTATGCCCCCGACCCGCTTGAAGGCACGGAAAGGAATTTCTAACATGCCTTCAATCTCCGAATTCTTCGCCCACCTCTTCCACCCAAACCCTGTTCGGCGAGGGTCTTCGCGCAGCATCCCCGAAAGGGGGCCTGACCCCGCCGCTGCTGGCACCAGTTCTATGGGCGTCCACCTTACCACCACCGGCCTCCGAGAAACCGACAATATCTTCTATCCCGGTTCAAATTTGAGTAGCCTGTATCGTAATCGTTATGATTATGACCGCCAGACTATTCTCTCCGAGTGTCTTCGTTCCTGGCGTATCAATCCCATCTCCCGCCGGATCGTCAAGTTGATCAGCATGTTCGTTGTCGGGGAAGGGATCACTGTCAAAAGCGACCATAAGGCCACTAATGACTACCTCCAAACCTGGTGGAACCATCCATTAAATCACCTCGGCCGCAAGTGCGTTTCTTTTTGTGACGAAGCCACTCGTTCAGGCAATCTCTTCTTTTTGTGTACCGTGGACCAGAACACCGGCATGCTCTATGTCCGCGCCGTTCCCGCCGACCAAATCGAAGAAATAATCACCGCTGAGAACGACATCGATCAGGAATTAGCCTATAAACCCATCAAACAAGGCGCTCCTCTTTGGCCTGCATACAATCCTTTATCCCCGCCTGCCCCAGCTCTGTTGGGGTATTCTGGGGAGCTAACCGCTAACAGCCAATCGCTAACAGCTAATAGCCAAGAGCTAACAGCTAACTTCATGCTGCATTACGCCTACAACCAGCCTGTTGGTGTCTCATGGGGCGAACCCGATCTCGCCCCCATGTTGCCTTGGATAGGACATTATTCTTCTTGGCTCGAAGACCGTGCCCGCCTCAATCGTTTTCGCTTCTCCTGGTTGATTGTCTGGAAACGTAAGTGGGAGAATGAGGCTGCTAAACTTGCTAAGAATAGAGAACTTGCTGCCAATCCTCCGCTATCTGGTTCGTGGTTGCTACTGGATCCGGATGAGACTGTCGAGATGCCGGCGCCTAATCTTGAAAGTGGTGATGCTGAGAAAGATGGTCTCGCCTTAAAGAAAATGATTGCCATTGGAGCAGGGTTCCCGACGCATTATCTTGCCGAACCAGAAAGCTCCACCAGAACGACCGCGGAAGCAGCCGGAACCCCTACCTTCCGCGGCCTTGAGCAGACCCAGCAATTCTTTCTCGATATTCTTTCCGAGATTGCGGCGATCGCCGTTTCGCATAGAAAGCAGTTCGATCGTCGTGTCAATCCAGATAGTAAGATTCAAGCAGTTGGTCCTGATATTACTGAGCGGGATAATTCCAGCCTTGCTCTTGCTGTCTCGCGTGTCTATCCTGCCTTTTCTGAATTGTTTGACCGTGAAGGTATCGACGAAGATGAACTCCTACGCGTCGTCTACCGGATGATGGGAGATTCTGTCGTCCCTCGTCCATCGTCCGCCGTCCCTATGAAACGTCGCCCCCTTAAGCCCGTATCCACCAGCCAGCAACCTGCCGGTAGACCGGTAACGCCTGGCGCTGGTAACGCGCCCAAAGATCCCGGCGATCCCGAGCCCAACTTACCTTCGGACGAACAATAATTATTCATCAAACCATCAATGTTTATCTGTGTTTATCTGTGGTGAAAGGTTCTTATGCCCGATGACTCTATAAGACTAGTGACGATCAGTCTCCAGACTCTCCCCACCGACTCCGGCTTCGATATCCTTCCCATCAATGCCGGCGAAGCCAAAGGCCATGGCATCATATTTGATGCTGCCGTCCTCAGATCCTCACTTTCCATGTGGGATGGTTTACCTTGCTTCCTGGATCATGCCTATACCGGCTCTCAGTCCGTGCGTAATCTCGCCGGGGCATTACATTTGCCTATATGGAATGACCAGGAGCAAGGCATCCAGGCGAAACTGGTGCCAGGTGGTCCCGGAGCAGCCGACTTACAGGCGCTGCGCCTGGCTGCTAAGAACGATCCGGCTCTCATGGCCGCCGTTGGTTTCTCTGCCCATCTGTATATCGTCCAGGAGAATGGAAAGGTCAAACAGATCACTAAAGTGCACTCTGTTGATTGTGTTATCGATCCCGCCCGCGGTGGCAAATTCCTATCCACCATTCATAACGTACAGACGTTGCATCCAACGTCTCAAGGAGACAATTTCATGACAGACGAATTAACCCCCACCCTTCCGGCCCAGCCGGAAAAACCCATCACCGATGAGGATACCCAGGCATTACTGAATGCCCAGGCTGCTACCAAAGTGGCCGAGAATAAAAATCGAACCGCCGCAGAGAGCCTGCGCCAGGTCAGATTGCAAACTTGTCGCAACCTACTCAAGGTCTCTCTCGAAGCCAGCCACCTGCCGGCGCCTTCTGCCGCCCGTGTCGATGAACGGTTCACCAAGCAGATTGAGAAAGGCGATCCATTCGAACCCGCCGATCTGGAACTTGCTATTCAAGCGGAGCAGAATCTGGTCTCCGCTCTCACTGCATCCGGCACCATTCAGGGGCCAGGACGAATCAGCAACATGGTCAACAGCGCTGATTCACTCGAAGCTGCTGTATCTGATTTGTTCGGCGTGCCACGTGATATCCGTCTACAGAATGTCAAGCCCGCCCATCTGACCGGTATCCGTGAGCTGTACCATATGCTAACTGGTGACTGGGATATGCATGGTGGTTATTATGGCGAACGTATCCAACTCGCCACCACCGCCGATTTCAGTGGCCTGGTCAAGAATGCCCTCAACAAGATCGTCGCCCAACAGTGGGATGCCCTCGGGGCAGCCGGCTATGATTGGTGGGAGAAGATCAGCAAGGTGGAGCACTTCGCCAGCCTGAATGACATCACCGGCACGCTCATTGGTACGGTCGGGACCTTGCCATCCGTGGCCGAAGGTGCGGAGTATACCGAACTTGCCGTTGGTGATAGCCCTGAGACTGCCAGCTTTACCAAGTATGGCGGCTATATCCCGCTCACCCTCGAACTGATCGACCGGGATGATACCCGCAGGCTCAAGGCTTACGCTTCCGAACTCGGCAGCGCAGCCCGCCGCAAGATCAGCGCGCTGGTCTCCCAGGTCTTCCTGGCCAATACGGATATCGGCCCCACCATGGCAGACGGCGGAGCACTCTTCAACAACACCGCCGTGTCCGCAGCCACTGGACACGCCAACTTGCTTGTCACTGCCCTCGGAACGGATTATGCCCAGTGGAATATCGTTGCCCTGGCTATGTATAACCAACCCATGTTGATCAAACATGCCGCTGGTTATTATGGCACCGGTCCCAAGATGGCCATTTGGCCCAAGTTCTGCATTGTCCCGCCCGCCCTCAAGGGACAGGCGGAAGCGCTCTTCGTACCGCGCTGGTCAAGCACAGGTGTGACAGCAATTGCTTCTGCCGGCGGCCCCAGCTGGGGCGGTATGGTCGAAGTGGTTGTCATGCCTGAATTCGTCGAGGTTGACCATTGGGCTGCTGCTCTTGATCCCAATGTCGCCCCGGCTATCATCGTTGGCGAACGCTTTGGCCTCAAGCCGGAAATCTATACCGCCGGCCGTGATACGGATCCCGCCGTCTTCATGAATGATGAACATCGCATCAAGGTGCGCATGTTCACCGCCGTCCTGGTCCAGGATTTCCGCCCGTTGCATAAAGAGAACGTGTAATTGTTGGGGCGGGTCAGAGACCCGCCCCAAATAACGAATAACCAATTACGAATAACTTTCTTCTCGAAAGGAGATCCATGTCCGACATTGATTACACTGATCCCAAGTACAAAGATGCCGCCTTTGCCCTGGCAGAAGCTACGCCTCGCCACCTCGATCGGCCTACTACACCTCCGATCCATTGGCGCCTCGAGGTAGGGGCGGATCACGATCCGCCTATCCTGCGCGTCCTGCTTGCAGATGGCCGCACAGTCCGCGGAGTAGTCCCGGTTCCAGCGAAACAGTCCCGGTTCCCGCACGGGACACGGGGCGCCCCGCTCGCACAATATCAGAAAAAAGACAAGAAACCTGTAGCTTCTAAATTGATGGCCTTGCCCGTTCATAGTGTTGATGCTGGTCTTCCTCCAGCTAATCTTAAACCGGATGGTAAGAAACGTCCGTCTTCTCATCCACCGACTAATTTCAAGGCTGGACATTAGACTTTTGACTTTCAACTTTTGACCCTATAAGGAGACCAAGCCATGGGTTACGTACACGATACTGCAATGTCCCAATTCATACCACCTACCATGATGCAGGCTCTTACCGGCACATTTACTCTGGTTGCAGGCCAGACTGCCAAAACAATTTGCTTGCATCGGGCTGCTAATGCTGCTACAGGGGTGTTCTATATCCCCATCATTGTGCCATCCAATTCCGTCGCGCTCAAAGGCGCCAAGCTGATCAGCATCGAGGTCGATTATGAGATCACGGATGACGTTGCGGTTGCAGCAACCGCGGCTTTGATCAAGATCGTTCGCAATGCAGATGGTGCAGTCCCCACTATCACG